CGCAATACACAGCACTTCTGTTGATAGACAGTTTGCGTATTTGTCTAGCCCTATCTCGGGTAGATCAGCAAAACTGCGGGTTTCAAAGTCAATTGAGTAAATCATTATGTGCTCCTATGGCAAGCTGACGTATCAGCGGAATACAAATTGTAACATAAAAAAGGAGCCCCGAAGGGCTCCAAACTCACCACCATGTGAAATAGTTGGGGAAGGCACAAGCCACGCCTGCCAATTCGTTGATACCGTGGATAGAAACCCGAAAAATTACCACGTTCTTGATACTTCCCCGGTCGGGTTGACTCTGTTTACTATCTGTTGCTTTTCGTTTGGCGATAGACCCATCCAACTTGCAATCTCGTCTTTGGTTCTTTGACATCCTCGGCAAACATCCATGAAGTCGAGGGTGCAGATTCCAATGCAGGGGCTTGCCACATCCATGCTAGATTCCAATTGCTCAAATTTAGTGGTGGGCATAGCCATGGGTCAGATCTCACAAACACCAGCTGAGCAAGCAAGCATCTGTGCTCCTTCCACATTGTCTGTATTTTCTTTTAGCTCTTCCCAGTTGATTTTAGGGATTTGGGCTTTAAGGGTTTTGTACTCTTCTTCGGTGCACTCTTCGTACGGGGCTTGACGATAGGTTCCTCCGTCGTAGGGGAGGTAGCTAACTCCGCTGATTTCGTCAAAGTGATCCCATGTCCAGGCTCCAACACTTGGCCAGTCTTTTTCGGAGACTGAGATAGTGACACTTGGCTTGTGCTCACACCAGTGTCGCTGGTAAGTAAGCCAGAGCTCAAGGTGAGCGATTGGGGTGACATCATCTCTGACAAGTCCGTCTGGGGCTCTTTGTGGAAAACTGAAGACGGTAGTTTGGGTTGGCTTGTAAACACAGTCTTCAGCTGGTACTCCTTGTCCAATAAGGAATTGGGTGAGAGGATCTTTTTTATCTCCTCGCACTCTTCGGATATAGAATTTAGAATGGCGAGGGTGGATGCCGCTCGCCGAATCAACAAGCTGGGATACTGTTCCACTTGGCTTGACGCATGTGATAGAAGCGCTTGTAGGGATTCCGAGAGCTGTCGCCCATTCTGTATTTGTTGCTCTAGCGCATTCTCTAAGTTCGTCCAATAAAACATTTAATTCCTCTCCTTGTGTACACAAGAGTTTGTTGTCATAGATTCCTGTGAGTGAGACACCAAGTAAGCGCTCCTCTTCAGTATTACGTTGCCACACTTTTCGCAAGTAAGGGAACTTTGTGAAGGTACTTTGGATTGTACCAAGGATGGAGGCAAGCCGCACTTTGCGCAGTAAGGTTTCTTTGGTGTCATCATGTCTTACTACACATTCACTAAGATTGCAAAATTGGTATGGTCTGAGAACGATCTCACTGCACGGATTTGTTCCGAACTCAAAATTTGGATCTCGATGCCCGTATTTTTCAACCGTCTTTTTAGCAGCCTCCCGATTAAAAATGCCTCGTTCACCGGAATGGGAGTTGTAAAGTGATAACCATTCTTCCATGAATTTTCCGACAGTAGGTGTTTCGTTATACACCGCACTGTTGTTCGCAAGAGCCCTGTGCGGAGCGGTGTCCCACCATGGTCCAGCTTTTGCATGTCTAATCCTTTCATCATCTAAGTCAGATAGCGAGATCATTGCAGAGCGGCGCACGCCACCCACTACAACTACCTCACCAATTTTGCACATTAAATCATGGCACTCTAAGCTATTTAATTTACGACCTTGTGCGTGTTTAAATGTAGCTACAGTAAATTCAAATAAATCAATTAGTGGTTCTGGCCCAGAAGCTCTTCCACCAAATGTTTTGAGTCGTGCTCCGGCAGGTCTAACGGCAGATACATCCCACTTTGGAATTTCACCTGCCCATAAATTGGCGAGCAATAACCGCAATGACTTAGCCCATCCTTCTTTGGAATCGTGGACGGCAATGGTGTGCTCTGATTCAAATAATTTTTCGGGCACTTCTGGCAACTGATTGATATATTTTGATTCAACACTGAACCCAACTCCTGTACCGCAGAGCAAAATAAACATTGCTTCATCGAACGATTTAGGATCATCGACAGGAAGATAAGAGCAATTATAGACACAAGTATTATCACGATCAGCACTCTTTCCAGCTGTCATCATGGCACGCATGGACGGCATTAGTTCTAGGTTAACGATAGAATTATACAGCTCGCTTTTTAATTTAGCGTTATCTGTAATATTCGGTGTACGGCTAAAAATGTAATCCACAAATCGGGTCACTGTTTCTGGCCATGTCTCACGACGGTGCTTTTCATCTACAAATCGGGCATAACGGCTTGCCGCAATATATTCCATGTATTGATCCATAGTTCTTTTTAGTTATAGGTTGGAGGGAAAAATGCCCCACCAGACTTCGGTGGGGCAAGGCACTACAGGAGGAGTACTACGGTAAAACTATTAAGCGAAATCTACAGCAGCTGATACACCGCCACCGCCAAGACGCTCGCCATCTTCAAGCTTTTGCACATTACCAAGTCCGCATGCAATACCTTTTGAGCCTTCCATGTTGTATGGGTAGAACTCAATTGCAGCACGGCCATAGCAACCAGAGTAAAACTCTTCTGCGTCAATAATGGCGTTCATGTCGGCATCAACGATACCTGGTTTTTTAACAGAGTTTGCATTGATAAAGAAAGAGCCAGCGTATGCAGCATCTTCTTTTTCTAAATCACCATCACGCAAGCCACCTTTGAGTAGCTTGGGAACAGTGCCTCCAAAGTAGCCAGCAGAATTTGCCTTGGCTTCTTCAAAAGCTTTATTGATTTTTGCAATTGTTTCTTTGTCAGATTTTGGGATGATGATAGACACAGAATACTTAGGTGTCTTGCCATCGCCCTTGTCCATTGGGGTGAATACATTGGCATATGAGAAACGAACTTTGCCAGTTACAACACGAGGATTTTTAGTAGCCATCTTGCTTCCTTATTTACATTAAATTGATTGAACTTTATCGGTGTCAATCTCTACCGTACTGTCAAGAGTATACCACAATTTCCTATGGTGTACCCTAAAAACATTATTGCAGGTCCAACATTGCTTTTGAAATACTGATCAATTGCAACACCTAAGTATATCAGAGTTGAAATGATAATTAGAGGTGTGCTCATGCAAAATCTTCCACAGTGTTGTCTGGAACCAACTTTGGTGCAGAATCGGGTCTAACTATCAAGTCGCCTAATGCACTTTCAATTTGCCCTTTTTTGCCAAGTTTTACAATTTGAGGTACAGACTTTGGTTTAGTCTCATACAAATCATCTTTGGTAAGCCCTAGTTTTTCTGTAAGGATTACTTCAGCTAGTGCAAAGTCAGTAATTTTACGATGACCTTTTGGAATAACCAATTTAAAGCCTACGGGAATAATGTCTTCATCAATTGCTTTTTGTGTTGCATAAGCTTCGATGTCATTCACATAAGACCTTAACTGAGATGCACGAGACAATACCAATTCAAATTCTTCTTCAGTCAGCAAAGGTGCTGGTCTGAAATCAAGCGATGCTATTTCGTTGGTGAAGTCCGAACGCGCTTTGCACGTGGCTTTGGCGCGGCAGAATTGGCACCAGTCGCCTGGGAGGAACTCGCCTGTGCCGCCCCACGCTTTCTTGGCTTTTGGTTTGACGAAGTAGTTTGCCCAGTCGAGGAGTTTACTGATGCTTGTGCCGTCTGTGCTGATACTATCGAGCCTTGGTTGAACGATTGTATAACTGATTTCTTTAATTTCGGGGTATTCTTCTTTGAACTTGCTCCACGCACCGAGCGCGTAGAGTCGGAGTTGCGTGTTGTCAACAGCGGAAACAGGGATTCCTTTTCCAAATTTGAGGTCGATGACCCGAATGGCGTGCTTAGAAAGAATAACCACATCGGCTGTACCAAAGCCATCAGGAACCCAGTCAGAGAAGTCCACACGTTGTTCAAATAGTGGCTTATCGCCTTCACCAATTTGGGAACGAGTGTAAACGACATAGTTGTCGACATAGTTTTCGAACTCTTCGTTGTAATACGGGCTGGCTTGGATGGTTTGGACTTCGCTATCATATTCCTCGTGTCCTATTTGATTGAATTGAAGGCGCAATTTGAGTTCCGCTAATGAGTGCGCTAGTGTGCCTTCAGCAGAATGGTCAAATGATCCAGTGGGTTTTTTTTGTTCTGGTAGTGTGGCTTCTAATCGGGCAGATGGTGTGCAAGAAAGCCACCGTTTGGAACCCGAAGCCGAAAGTATTGCGTGCGCTGTCATAACTGTTTTCCTTGTTTGTCTGAATTTCTATTAGTGTACTACTACTTATGCAAAAAAGCCTAGGTTTTTTACGCCTAGGCTTTTCATAATGTGAGAAAGTTTTGAGGGTTAAGTTGCGTTCGCTCGTAACTGCTTGATTAGGTCATTTACCTCACCAGCAAAGTCAATTTTAACCTCTTGTTTGATGTCCGCTTTGATTTCACGCACATCTTTGTAGTCTTGTGGGAATTGTCCACGAAGGGCAATTTCGGCAATACGGCTATTAAACAGTTTATTGCCCACATTGGCAAGCATCTCCCGCTCCCAATACGCTTGTGAGTGTACTAAAGCCATGTCCAATGCGTCTTTAAATTCTGGGTACTTCTTTTCCCAACCTTTAGCCACGTCTTTAGTAATACCAAGATCGGCAAAGATCATTTTTTGAGATGCGCCTTGCGTGCCCAGTTCAATCATCTTATCGCACATGTCGTGAGTAAATGTATATTTTCTAACTGCCACACTTCCACCTTTTCAGTGCTGCTGCTTTGCGTGTTGGTTTACCATTTTCGTCTTTCATTGGGCCTTTGACGCCAGACATTCGAGCGCAAAATGAATCCTTACGAGAACCGCCTTCTGGTTGCGGTGCTTTCAAATTAGATCCAGTAGCCGCGTTGTACTTGGCACGACCCTTGGCTGTTAGCCCAGCACCTTGTGATGCTGGTAGCTTTTCACCACGACCAATAGAAAGGGAAGGAGCTTTTTTAGTTGCCATTATTTCTTTGCAGTCTTTGCTGATTCAATAAATGCTTGTTTAGTTGGGGCGCCCTTGGCACCCGGCTTGCGCATCTTTTCGCCAGATCCGGCTTTTATGCGTTCTCTCTTTGCTGCGATATTGGCGTAAAGTCCAGGTTTAGTTGCCATGGTTTGTCCTTAAATAAAATACAGCTCAAATTGTGAGCCGTATTGTAAAAAATACGGCTCACATTGTAATTAGAATATTACTGAAACACCAGTCATTTTCTTGGCTAGGTTAGTTAATTCTCTTGTTGTACTACCACTAATAAAGGTATTGATTTCAATAGCCTTGTCAATGATCTCTTCCATGGTTGGAAACTTAGGAGCCAATTCTTCGGCTTCTTTAGAAGTTTTATTAATGACCTCCCAAGCAGCTAGATTAGCTTCGTGTTGCTTGATCATTAAATCTTTAGCAGTATTAAAAATGGAAAAACGGAGTTCAAATGGGTTCATTTTGTTTCTTTCTATGTGTGTTGTGTGTAATGCCAGTGTTCTATGCAGGCGCGCTGGCATCCTGTGGCTTTCTTTACAGCCATGGTAGGGATAGGAGCGCTTCACAGCGTGTCCTATATCTACTTATGCAAGAAAGCGAGGAAATCCGCCCTAGATTTTGGCTTTCTTAACACCAAGCCCATCACGCAACTCATGGCTATGTAGTTTTTTGCCAGGGCTCTTTACTTCACCAACTGCTTTGGCCACTTTGGCTGCTCGCTCACGCGCCGCAAAAGTACCATCAGATAAAATGAATCCATGCTCGCCCTTCTTGCCAGTCTTTTTGATAATCTCATCGTGACTGTACTTTGCGTTCGGTGCCTTGCTGATGGTGCCGTCTGCGTGTTTAATTGCTGGCACCATTACCTTTAACTTACCCATTATAGTTCCTTTAAAATGTTTGGGTTTATCTCACCTATGTTGGCTAAGTCTTTGCCTTCATAGTCAT